GCGAGAGTTCTCAATGTACCAACCACCTGGTCCTTGGAATGCATGACTATAAACCTTTGCCCAAGGTACTGTCTCTCCATCTGGTGCTGGTAAAAAACGAATGACAGCGTAACCATTACCTGATGCATCTACCTCTGGTTTCCAGAAGCGTTCATCTACTTGTCTGGTACTAACTGTCTTCTCTAATTCTTTTTGTAGGAATTGTAGATTGTTACTAGATTTTTTCTTTAGATCTGCGAATGACATATTGTTTTAGATTTAATTGGATTTGGGGTGGGAGGTAGGAATAATGTATACCTACAAGTACAGGGCATTTCTACATAAGTAAATTTTTACTGTACTGCATGAGTCCTGTCTGGTTAAACAGTTCTGTTGTTCCCAACAGCGAGCACCACCTCTGACTCATCACCTTAACTAGACCATTGCCAGCAAGTTTAATTCAGTCACTCCCGTGTCAGGGAGCTACCCCGACATCTATATTTATAGCACATCTAAGAGTGCTTGTCAACCTGTTCTTCAAATGCATCTATCTTTGTTAGCAAATCATCAAACATCTCTCGGACATCAAGATTTGAGTTCCCACCTAGCATTACAACTGCTTGCTTCATGTTAGCAGCAACTTGCTTCGCCTCTGGATCATCACTTAACATGAGACGAGCATGAAATATCTTTTGCTTCTCAAGTAGTTTTCTTAGTGCCTCAAAGTACTGTAACTTTCTCTCTTTATCAAGGAGTGCAAGATTGGTTACAGATCTGAAGCAGAACTCTTGAAGGGCAGCCATCTCTTGGATGTCACCACGTACTAATTCTGATTGAAAAAATTGACTGGTCATACTAACATTAACTTTGCTCTAGAGGTTTTCTTCATAAAATTAAGTTGTTGTGCTTCATATTTAAGCTTCTCTTTGAGTGGTTTTGATATCAATTTAGATACGGATTCCACTTCTATCTCATTTAATTCACAAAGGTGTAGCACTGAATCTATGTAGTTCATGTCTGAATTTGTCACAGCAATCTTCTCTACCTCTTGGGAGAACTTTGCACTAGTCATAAATTTATCTTCAAGTAAGTTTTTCTTTTCCATATTTTGTTTGGTACTCGTCTATGTACGCTATGAGTTTAAGAAGGTACTCCTTCTTAGGTGGTTTAATTACGACCTGAGTTTCACCATTCTCACAAGCAACAATAGTCACGAGTTTTTTGACAGTTAAACTGTATAGTTCTTGAAAACAACATGCATATGCTGTCTCTTGAACAAAATAATCGTATAAGTATGCTTCTCTCTTTGGTTCAGCAGAAGTTTTAAAGTCTATGATAGATAATTCACCGTCAAATTCAGCGACCAAATCCACACGACCAGCAACTTCTAAGTGTCTTGAATAAAGAAATGCTTCCTGTAAGTATATATTACCTATACGATCAAAGGTTTTTTTAGTCTGCTCAAACATCACTACAGGGAGTGGAGTATCCTTGTACTGATCTATATCTAAACAGTTATTGAGATAATCCTCGGTGATACTATGAAACTTAGTACCACGTGCAGCAGATCTTGAAGAGATCGCTGCTGCTTTCTCCTTACCCACTCTCTTCCTCCACTTAGCAAGACCTGCTTGCTTCTTAGCATTGTTACCAATGACTGTAGTAATTGAAGGATAAAACTCACCATCAGGTGTAGCATAAACTCTCTTACCATCAACCATCTTTGCTTCACTATCAAGTGGAAAGCATCTAGGATTATGTTCAAATTTCATAGTCCTAGTGTCATCTTACTGACGAGATAAGACTTTACTAAACCAGAGCGAACGATGTCACCAATACCAAACTCAATCTCCTCAAACTCCTCCATACCCTGAAGGATGCGTTGGAAATCTAGGATACCATTACGCTCATTAGTCCTCTGTAAATCAGACTGATTGATGTCTCCACAGAATACTATCTTACTGTCCTGTCCAACACGAGTTATGATTGAATCAAGTTCATGGAAGTTAAGGTTCTGAGACTCATCAACAATGACAATAGCATCATCAAGAGTAGTACCACGGAGAAATGATGTAGACCAGAATGAAATAGTTTCTTGGTTCTTAAGGTTATCATATAACATATCAAAACTAGTTTGGTCAGGCATGTGGAACATGTTCCTCACCATATTTTTATAAGGAACCTGATATAGTTCTGACTTATCTTCATGAGTACCAGGCAAGAACCCAATCTCACGTGTGGATACTAAAGACCTTACGATATAAACTTTATCATATGGTGTCTCCTCATCTATCACATCCTTTAGTGCTAAGTACAATGCAATGAATGTCTTACCTGTACCTGCTGCACCATATGCAAAGAGATTCTTTCCATTCTTCCACTCATTGAAGAACAACTCTTGGTTCTCTGTAATAGGACCAACATCAAGGAAGTAGTTACTGTTAATAGGTTTCTTCCTTTTCAACATCTTCTTGGACATCCCTACAGTAGAGGGAGTTTTCTTTTTAACTGCCATAATTTACCACTGATATCCATCTTTTGATTTGGGACACGATCCATAATTAGGATGCTTTTTAACTTGTGACATCACATCCTTCCAACCTGGATGTGTCTTAGACATTTTATCACGCCAGTCACCTACTTCACCAGCACCAGCACATCCTTTAGACCAATCTTTATCCCAGTCAGGATTATCTTTACGCCACTCATCATAAGCAGCCATTGACATGGAGAGTTCTTTCTGCTCACCAGTTTTTAAATTTTTTACAGGGTATGTTGGCATAAGTTATTAGTGTGTAGTTTATTTAGAGATGAGTTTATATGCTAAACTTATTCTCATAGGACATGTTTGACGAGAGAAAGAGAACCCTTTATGTGGTGTCATACCATCAAAGGCAATCATTCTACCTGTTATAGGTGCAATTATTTCTTCTCCTACCTGAGTGAATCCACCCCACTCCCAATCATATTCACTGACATATATTAGCACAGTCTTATCACAGTTGTCAACATGGAATGCTCCATCCTGACCATAAGATTGACCATTAAAATATAATCTACCAACAGAGTACTTACCTATCTTCTTCTTGATCTTCTTAAAAAGACGCTTGTAAAAGTATGGTTCTCCTTTAGATGGAGTATAAGATAAGAATGGTAAATTATATGGATTAGATGGCTCACTATCTTGCATTACCCAAGGCTTTTGAAGTTGCTGTAGATAATATATCTCCTCAGAATCTAAGAAGTTATCAAAGACTTCTACCATCCTAATGCTTCTGATACTATAGGGAACTGTTCTTTAAAGACTGATCTAATCATCTCTGCTATCTCCATGTGCTCTTTCTGAGTACCATGTGCAGAACGTAAGTCTATGTAGTGTACCCATGACCGAACACTTCCAGTCATATAGATACGAGTTGGTGTAGCAAGAGGTAGCACAAACCGAGCACACTCCTTAGCAACACCATCCTTTAACATGTTTTGGTACAACCTCATCCCTTGCTTGAAATGTTGTTGCATCTTTCTATTGTAATGGTTCACCTTCCTCTGATCCATATCATCAGTAGAATTCTGACGGTTCTTTAAGTCTTGTCTACGTAGTTCAGGCAAAGGAATCTCATCAGCAAGCAGACTACTATCAGCATACCGTTGTGAAAACTCTTGGTATGTAAATGATCTGTGCCTTAGTATCTGTGCTGCTAGACCACGAGTAGTCTCAATCTCCACAGTCATGTGTGCTTGTTCAAAGACCGACCAGTGACCGTGCTTTATGCAATACTTTAGTAAACCAGCCACGTTTGGGTTGTCTTGGTTCTTCGGGTTGCTTACCCTCGCCACGTACCCCATCGTCTCCTCTGCTTTGGGTGTGACTGTTATCAGTTTCACTTGTTGCATTATTTTTCTTCAGTAATTTTTTTATATACTTAGCGTACTTTACCTCTTCCTTAGTATACCACCCTGGGTTATTTTTTGCAAGCTTTATTATTTTTTTCGCACTCTTTCTCCTATCCTTCCTCTGACTCTCTTCCACTAACATATTCTGCGGTGTAACTAAGTATTTATACGACTCTGGACACAAAAAAATCCTGGAAAAATTTTTCCAGGATTTATGAAACCACTATGTGATTTTTGATCTAGCTCTGAGTTGCGAACTTGCGTTCTACTTTGATACCACGATACATTAGTTCATGGTTTCTCTTTTGAGCTTCTGCTTGTACCATTTGACGGTACGCTTCAGAGTCGTACTTGACTCCTCGGTAAGTGACTTGTGCCATTGGCTTGTCCTCTGGATTGGGTGGATAAAACCCGTTCCTTCAGTCGGCATTTGCGTCCCAACATCCTACTGTTTCCTCCTTCACGATCTGAATCATTTCAGTTCGTGTCTCTTCCTCAACTCTAAACTCCTGCATCTTTTGAATAAGAGCATGAGCATCAGGGCAAGTTAGAGTACTGGCGATAACAGTTAAATGAAACATGGGATGAACGTATCCGTTCCGTGTCGGCTTACTTGCGACCCTTCTGGGTTGAACGATTGTGTTAATATTAACACAGGTATATTATATAGTCAAGTGAATATGTGTAATCCGATACAATTTAATATTGTTTTAACATTTGTCCCACATTTGAATAGTGCAACGAAAACCTAAAGAGACTGGAGTAACACAATGATGTTGACAATTATCATTAAGAACTAAAAATTTTTTCTTAGGAAGAATTGTGTGATAACCATCAGTATCTTCCCAGATAAACCATCCTCCATTATTAGGATGCCATTCCTCATTAAGATATAAAGTAGCACCAAATGATCTATCAGATCCTTTATCATTATGCCATGCAATTCCAGACATAGGTTGCCAGATATAATATTTACATATTAATTCTTTATGTTTTGGAAGTGATGATTCTAATTCTTTCTCTAACAACTTCTGTATCTTATCTGATACAGGAGTAGAAATACAACTACCAACAACACCTTCTCTAGTGCCAGCATCCCAAGTTACACTACTAGATTGCCAACAATTTTTAGATACCTTTTTATCAAGTTCCTTCACACACTTTTGATATAAATCATCAGTGATAGAATCCTCAATCAATATCATATTAACTTGATGGTGCTTCTGGTGGTGTTGCAGAAGGTTTCTTTCTTTTCTTTCTCTTAGGTGCTGGTGCATTCCATAGGTTAGGTCTTACAGTACCACCAGTCTGCTTCAACCATTTAAATCCCTTCTTATATTTGTCATAATAATGATCAAATATATCCACTGCTCTAGAACCCATAGCAATATCATGTTCTATCTTACCCTCTACTTCATACTGTATTAGATAAGAAGTATAAGGTAGTGCTCTATCTTCTGCTAACTTTGGATCACATTTCTCGTGGATTACTCTCATGAACGTCCACCCCATTCTATCTGTGGAAATGCTTCAGTTACACATGCCTTGGTGATCTTC